TCACGGTTCTCGAGGTTTTGCTATGACAGAGCTGTCATAGGGTCACTTGCAGATGTAGTTCTCCCATTCGTAGATATCGTCATCCGTCTCACTCGAGTAGCTCACCGGTTCGCGGTCCAGGCACTCGATCATCGCGCGTTCCGAGAGCGCCTCGGCAAGCGGGTAGGGTTCCGCGCCATCCCACACAACGGGCTCAGCCGCTTGATAGACGGCTTCGGAAGCCTCGAAGCACCGGGACTCCCATTCGGTCATGGGGCGAGCGAATAGGAAGCTCGGAGCGGCAAAGCAGGCCAGCCCTAAACCGATCGCGGCAATGGTACGGATCATCGGGAACCTGCTAGAGCGCGAGCCTGGTGTATAGCTGCGAGATTGAGTTGCGCGATCGCAACGGTCAAGCTACCGCGAGCCGCAACTAGGAATTGCTCGGCCATACAATCCGTTCCTAGTGGATCGGAGATAACGAGCCGCATATCCGCGATCCGTTCCGCGAACGAATACAGGGCCTCGGGGT